TTTTCTAAAATTGCAAAACGCAATTGTCAAAACGGAGTGTCATTGAGATTTCCATTGGGCCGCCGTCTTCGTAGGTGACTTCGCCGAAGTTTGCTTCGGTGATGAACGCGCCTTTGATGTCCCAGAGTTCCACCACTGTTCCAACGGGATCGAGGAGCTTGAGTTGGATGTCACGCTTGTAGAAGTCAGCGTAACCGGAGCGACCGGAGACCGATTCGAAATGTGTACGAACCCATTCCATGACCTGTTGGGCGCCTGATGGAGCGATCGGGTCGTGGAGGGTGACAGCGATTGTACCGAAGCTCGTCTTACCAGCAAGATAACGACGAGAGTTGATAAAAGGAACTTCAACTTCTTCTGTCGTAATCGTCGGACGAGCTGTGGTCTTGATGATATAGGCGTCAATGCCCTCAATCATGAGTACCCAGCGGTTCTTGCGCTTCGGCTCGAACTTATTAGGAATCATCGATGTAACGTCTAATGTCTCTGCGGCCATGGTCTATTCTCCTGTCACCTGATTTTAATTATCTTTGTCAATTTAAAAAGTTTGAGTCAATTTTTTGTCTTTATAATATTCCCCATAAATTTATTGATTAATACAACGATTGATTTATGGGGAATATTCTTAGACATCACTGAACCTGCTGGAGGTTATTTGCTACAACGAAGTCGAGGCTGACGAACTCGATACTCTTTGTCGGTTGCACGAAGATCTTTCCACGAACAGTATTGTTCTCGACGTCCGTCTGCGTCGTCGTCGAAGAATCGATGATGACTCTAAACCTCTCGAGACCTGCGAGCGCTTGAATCCTCTGGAGACGCGGGGTGACCGCGGCCGTGAATCTAGCGAGAGTGGCTTCGCGATTTGGTTCGAAGATGATCGTGTTGGCGATCTCACGAACTTGACGACGAATCTCGATGAGAAGGCGGCGAACGTTAACTCGATCAAGCGCCGACGAGGCGATTTGAAGAGTCTTTTGACCCCAGATGACTAAGCCAGATGCTGGATTAGTACCCGACTTTGGCGAGCCGACGAAGCCGACGATCGGATTAAGACGCTCGTTATAAAGAGCATCGAGATCTTCTTCTTTCAACTTAACTCGACCCTCCAGGGCTTGTTGCGGTAGAGCGCCGCGAGCGAAACCTGCTGGAGCGAACCAAGGATGTCCTACGGCGTCGTTAAGCGAAAGAGCGCCAAGAACGAGGACCGAGGGTGGAACAAACAAGTTGTTGCCATCGGGAGCTGCGTAAAGAACGTCCGGGAAGTAAGCCGCAGCGAAGGAAGAATCTAGGTTTCTATCACGGAAAGAATTGACTGTCTGTGTGACAGAAACAATTTGCTCGTCAGACCTGACTTCGTATTCTGCTGCAGTACCGTCTTCGACGTATTGTTCGACGTCCATGATATAGAGAGCGTCGAAACGTTCCTCTGTCGCTATCGTCGTATAGTCCGTAATTATCGGATGACGAAGACCCGGTACCACAAGAAGTTGAACGTCAATATTCGTCGTATTCTTCATAATGTCAACAGCCTTTATATAGGCCTTGACATTTGGACCGTCGTTGAGTAAACGACCATTTCCAAAAATCATATCTGAAGAAACTGCATTATTAGTAAGGTTGGATTCATCCTTATCGAAAATGTTGACTCCATTGAAACCACCCTGGAGGAACATTGTAAACTTAGCATAACGTCTGTTCGACGTTTCGTTAAGATCAGTCGCCCGGAATGCTCTCGTCTTATCGTCATCGTTCGCAGTGATGACGCCATTTCTGACGTATACAGCTTCGTCCCATTCGAGAGAATCCGCTCGACCTGTCGAACCAGTTACAACCTGCACGTGTTCGAGTGAGAAAAGATTGTTACAGAATCTATCAGAATCTATGATGCCGTTGTCCGCTGTATCTGCGGCGCCTGCATTGTCACCGACGACGACAGGTTTTGCGACAGTCGCGAAGTCGGGGAAGTACTTAGCAAAAGACTCTAGAGACTTATTCTTCAACACGGAAGCATTAGGCTTCGTAATGTTTTCAATGTGTTCGAATTGAGCGCCCCAATAGAAGTTAACGTTTGCGGTCTCAGTCGCGCTATCAATGACGCCGTCCGTTATCTTCTTGCGGAAGGGAAGAGGTGGCGACGTGAGTTTACGAAGAATATTTCTATCAGTCGAACCGCCAGTAGGACCCGTCTTGTCTTCAGAGACGTGAGGTAATTGTGAGAATATCGCTGAACCTGATGTAACAAGATGCGCGATACCACGGTAGCCCATAGGAAGCGCCGAAGAATCTACGAAGCCATTCGCAACCTCGTCGGCAACTTCGACTCTAATGTAGTTAGAGCGATTAGGATAGCTACCTTCGACGACGATCTTTTGTTCGTCAAGGTCTCTATCGAAATCATAGTATACATTAAAGTCGCCGATGACCTTTGCGATGTATCTCGTCGAAGACGGATTTAGGTCGCAAACGAAACTCTCGCCAGTGGCGATCAACGATTGAGAAGAATCTCTGTCGTTCCACTTTCTAACCTTAATCGTAAAGCTACCATATCTATTGGCAGGATCGATAGAAGGCGTGATGCTTTCGATCGAAATCTTGTAGAGCGTTGAAATATCGACACCTGCATCCAAGGCGTGGAATTTAAAGAGATTAACAGGTTTTCCACCAAACTTTTGAGATATGATCCACGGCGAGCGGGCGTGGCGGAATCTGTCCTCAAAGCTTTCATAATTGGGCACAGTCGCTGAAGAAGCATTACGCGCCAACGACGAAGTAACCAAGAATGCCGAAGCCTCTATACCTGTTTTACCATAATAAACCGCACCACCAGCGTCGGCACCATGAGATGCTGAAAGAACACCTGCACCTGTCAATTCAGCGACAGAGGTATGAATGTCCCAATTAGCATAAAGATAATGACCCGCTTCTTGTAGCTTAAAAGGATCATTGTTAAAAACGTTAGCAAAATAATTGTTAGACATAGGATCAAAAGACGCCGTGAGCGCGTTCGGATAATTGACGTCTAGACCCTTGTGCCCGTTTAACAACAATACGAAATCTTGCTTTTCAATAGTGCTATCCATGAGTGTAACGGTTCCAAACGTGGTTCCGTTAACATCCGCATCAGCGGCACCAATCTGTGAAGAAGCAGGAGCCGCAGAAGAACCAACACCCGCGAGAGACGAAGAGAGGCGTAATAATACGCCCGACGCTGCCATCAAAACGCCGCGAACAATAGGTACAGCAATATTTTCACCTGATGTTTGTAGGCCAGCTTCGCTGAAGAACGTAGAACCGGCAGATTCTGACATTAAACAACCCAAGAAATAAGTTCTACCTAATTCTCCATTGTCATTTCCGTAGATATTTTTATCAAGCTTTCCTACAGTTCCACTGGGTTGTTGTTCGCCGACGACGAATCCTGCATTTAATACCGATCCAGGATAAGTCGCAGAAGCATCTTGACGTTCCAAACCGTTGCCGACGCCGAGGACGCGAAGGAAAGTCACTGACCTAGCGTTTCGCAACCATTCTAAAACAGCGATTGGACCAAAATGCTTGCTGTCTACCGAACCAAACTTAGATTGAAAATCCGACAGCGTACCGACAACAACAGGTACGAAAGCTGGACCTTGTTTCGCGGTACCAATTATACCAGCAGGAATACCCGCCGGTACTTGTGTAAGTGGTCCTGAAATATCTATCTCATTTACTGTTACGCCTGCTGCGCCTAGTTTTAGCTGTGCCATCTACGATGCTCCATTCTAGCTGCTAAGTTAACTATACAGTTCAAACCAAATTTCTCACACGAATTGGACGCCCGCGTTGGTTATGATGAAGTCGATCGCGATGTATTCGATCGATCTCGTCGGGACGATAACGATACGACCGTTAAGACGATTGAGATCGATGTCTTCTTGCGTATTGTTTGTCTCGTTCATCACAACTTGGAAAGCTTCAAGACCCGCTTGAGTTTGAATCAGGCCAAGCTGGAACACTGAGTCGGCCACGAAGCGATTGCGAACCGACGGCGTGTTTTGTTCGAACACAAGGCGATTGGCGATACCGATAATGATTCTTTTGACCTCAAGAAGAAGACGGCGAACGTTGACTCGATCAAGAGCAGACTTGTTAATTTGTAAAGTCTTTTGACCAAAGATGACGAAGCCCAATCTTGGGAAAGTCGCTATCGGGTTAATGCGAGAATCATAAAGAACGTCTCTATCGGAAACGTTCAATCTCACTGCGACGTTCTTTACGAAGTCAAGCGCCGCTCTGTTGAAACCGGCCGGAGCGAACCAAGGATAAGAAACCCTGTCGTTGAAACCTAGAGCACTCAAAGCTGCAACAGAAGCAGGAACTTTGACTCTTCGTGTATTGACGCCGTCGTCGATAAAGACATCCGGGAAATAAGTCGAGACATAGTTGTTGTCGATCGATCGAGCATCGAAGATATTAACCGTCTTTTGAACGCTGGGCTTAAGCGTCGAATCGTCGTATAGACGATAACCTTCGTCGCTATACGAAGGTATGTCCATGAGATGCAACGCCAAGCCATAATCTCTAACCTTCTTTGAAGTAAGGTCGTTAATGTATGGTTCACGAATACCAGGTATCGACAATATGTTGATACCTACCGCGTATGGATCTGTCATGATATCGACAGCCGTGTTATAAGAAGCAACACCATTATTTTCTTTTCCTGTACCATTAACCGCTGCGCCAAAACCTGATGCGGTATAGTTCGAAGCAGCTCCACCGACGGAAAGAACGTCAGCGTCGAAAGAAGTTGACTTATCGTTTAATCGGCGAGCATCTCGATCTAAGTAGTTAACGCCATCGAAACCACCGTACATAAACGTAGTAAACTTAGCGAAAGTCGAAAACCTGTTATAGTTGGCAGGTGTAGATTTCGCCAATAACGTCGCTAAAGTAACGCGACCTGAAACGACACCGTCTCCGACGGTATAGTCGGTAGAATCAGGAATTGCGTTTCTAAGATATGCGGCTTCCTTCATGTGAGCAGAAGCTGAGCCTGTCACGTCGGTTAACGAAGTGTTACCTAGCGCAACGCGGGAGAGCGTAAACTTATTGCTGTTAAAGGAATCGACGTTAGAACCAGTGTGAAGAGCGCCGAGCTTTTCAATACCCATAAATCTGGTCAACGATCCAATTAAGCTATTTTTCTCAGTGAGAACGTTGGGGTTCAAAACCTCATTCGCATTAGAAGAAGCATTGCGCTCAAACTTAACGCCCCAATAAAGAGCTGGCAACGTCACCTCTTTTGTTCCAGGAGAACCCGCCTTCGGGTCGAGCGTTGAAACTTCGCCGCGAGTTACCTTGTAACGATACGGAATGGGTGGCAACACAGATCCAGTCAAAAGATGCGTAGCTATATTGGATAAGCCGGCGCCTGCGAGGCGGCGGCCGTCCGCAGTAGAAAACGCGCTAAGACTATCATTCGTCTTCAGCAAGGACGGTCCATGGAACCCAAATGGAAGAGCGGTATCAGGAACCAATCCTTTTTCTACTTGATCAGACATGATAATTCTGACATATTGAGACTTATTCGGATATTTGCCCGTCGCGTGGAGTCTTCTTTCACGAGGGTCTATAGCGTCGAAATGGAAAGAAACTTTACGATCTCCTATTAGCTTCGCGATATAGTTATCTGAATCAGAATCAAGACTGCAATTAGTAAATTGTTCAAGAATGACGGGAGTAATATCACTATCGTTCCAGTCTCTAATTTGAACGTTAAACGTACCATACTTATTCGCCGCGTCAGGAGACGCCTTAATGTTTGCGATGGATATCTTGTATAACTGATTTGCGTATTCACCATCGTCAAGAGACTCGAATTTGAAGAGATCATATTCTGTCTTACCGAATGGTTGAGAAATAAACGTCGGAGTTTGTGGCGCCTTAAAACGAGTGTTGTAAGCGCCAAATATTTCTCTAAACGTTAAAGAAGGATCGCCCGCAGAAGAATCGGTAAAAGCGGAACCAGACAAGGTCGCTACGTAATTGTCGCTGGCGACTTCTGCAACCTGAGAATCAACTGCAAAATCTGCAGCTAAAAAATGTTGTTGCGCGTAGAACTTATCTGGGTCAGTGTTTAAAATCTTAGCGAAATAATCATCCGCCGAAGGATCGAAAGACGCGGTCAAAATTCTAATACCTGGCTTGTTTTCGTCGTTAGAAAACGTCGAACCCAGAGAGGAAGAAATTAGAATTTTTACCTTAGGTTTTCCGTTGATTAATTGAGCTTGAGCCTCGTCGTCGACGGCGGCAATCGCCGTCGCTGCAGCAACCGTTTCAGTTCCGTTAAGGACGAACATGCGAGCCGTATTAGGCACCATAACCATACCGCGAATTAAGTTAACTTGAGTACCGGCCGTAGAACCGGGAAATGAGTTATTATCACTAAACATCGGCATACCATAAGCTTCATTTGCCGATAGGGTGTGTTGCGCCGCGAGGAATTGAACAACTTTTTTGTGACGATTGTCTGCGTCGGCAACCGTACCGCCGAGCGAAAACCCCGCATTTTTTACTACACCTTTTGTAAGTGTGGCATCGAAATCCGAAAGTATAGAGTTAGCACCGGCGCCTAACACTCTAAGATAAGTGAGCGAAGAACGATTTTTGAAGAATTCGTTAACGGCGTATGGACCGAAATATTTATGATCGAGATTACCAAATGTATTAATAAACTCTCCAAAGTTAGCAAAAGTAACAGGAACGAAAGCAGGCCCCTTGTTAGCGGGTCCTATAATGCCAGCTGGCGTGCCAACGGGGCCGCCCGTTGCAGGGGCAGAAAGATCAATTTCGCGTTCATAAAAATTGGGAGATCTAAAAACTTGCTCAGCCATCACCATTCTCCTTCACGGTCGAATTTCAATATTAAGTATCTTGTAAGAAGTCACGAATCTAAGTGAAGCATAAATTAAAAATCACTTGAGACCTTTACATAGGTATAATCTTTATGTCCCCGATATTGGTTGAAGTATAGACAGTTTCTCCTGTAACCTTATTTTCGCTAACTATTTTCACGTATTTTACTTCGCTGCCGACGTCTATTTTTAAAGTATTTTCGGGATAATTAGGTAAAGTATTTTTTGTGTATACGGGTAGTTCGACGCCTCGAGCCGTAGTAGATGCTGCAGGATCAACTGACACAGCTGTCGCTTCTTGTAATGAACTATCGTGAGCCTCTGGATTAAGAATAGCAGGTATAACTTCCGGATTAGCTGTTTGAACTACGCCTCGTTTTGGGGTTATTGAACTACCCGTTCTTCGCTGGTCGGGGCGGGCATTAAATTTATCGTCGAGCGGTAAAGTGGGATCATCATTTCCTATCACGAAATTATTAGAATATTCTTCGACCGACGAGGCGTCTGGATTAGGGAATCCTGTTTGTGATAATGAAAACTGTATTATCGGAGCAGACACATATTTTTTTATTGGAATCGGTGTTCCGGGCGACGCCGTCAACCAAAAATAAGCAGGAACTTTTAAATTAAAAGAACACCTAATAAATCTTTCTGCAGACGACATATCATCAAAATTAGTTTCAATATCAAATGCCCCGCTTTCCATTGATGCAACGAACCAATAACCTTTACTCGTAGTAACCTTCCACGATTGCGCTTGCGGTAGATAAGAAGCGACGATCTTCTCTATGATTTGATTCATGTGTTGCGTATATTGCGTCCAAATGGTAATTTGATACGCCGCAGTATAAAATTGTGGCGCAGGAACCACTACGGTTTCGTATATGTTATTTCCCAGATTGCTCGCTAAAAGAGCGCCCCCGCGAGTGTTCAATGAAGCCTTGGATTCTCCAACTTTTCTATCAGTAATGCTTTGATTAACGATTGCAGAATCTTCAGAATTAACTGAAACGTTAATTTGCGAAGTAATAAATGATTTATTTAAAAGATTTTGATAGTTTCTATCAGATTTATCAAGTCTTCTTCTAACGACTAATTCTCCAGTCTGTTGATTGATACCACGACCTGACACATCTTCAGGTCCTTGACTCATGCCCGTTCTCATTATAGTAATTAGAGGCAATATTAACGTGCTATTTTTATCTCTAATTGGTTTGCCTCTTTTTAGGAGAGCCCACTTTTCGCCCGCAGCAAAAATTATGGGAACTTTTTTCAACTGGGCCGAATCCTGTCCATTGACCATTGGTTGAATTTCTTTGTCAAAAAGATTAAATAATGCGACGTCGACGTCCTCTATACCACAAGAAGGTATTACGAGGTCTGACTTAAGTCCAGTATCATAACCAGACTTTATTCCAGAAACGCCATTGTTGATTTGATCTATAGCGCTAAATCGAGTAGTCATATTCAATCCTCGTCATAAAACGCAGAGCCTTCATTAAAATTTGAACCTGTGCTTTTTTCGTCACTATCTCCTTTTGGAGAAACTTCTTTAGCTCCAGTTAAGGGTGCATCTAACACACCGTTCTTGACGAGATCTCTAACATCGCCAGTCGAATTTCCATCTCGGTCTAAGGCTTCGCCTCGTTGTTGAACGAAAGTATCTTGAACTGCATCAGAATCAGCGTACTTAATATCCGTCGGACCGACGAGCGGAGCATCAAAGAGACTCTCACGAGATTTAACACCGACTAACTTAACGGCATCTTTGTGCTCTGGCATACCGTATATGTTGCGCATATACGTACGCTCGGTGATCTCATAAAAAATATCAGAAAAAGAAAAGAAGTCACCAATATTGACGTTTATTCCTTTTTCTACAAGGTCTCTATGCTGAATGTAGACCTCAATCTTATATTGCGCATCGATGCCAAACTTATCTATTTTCGTGTCAGTTTGAAAGTTATTGTCGACTAACGCATCAATAATGATCGGATTGTCGAAAACTTTTTTTAGAGCCTCGTTATAAATTTCATGAGTTTTAGTACGAAGTTCTGAAATAGGATAATAGACGATCTTTTGTCCTATGACATCTTTCATTATTTCTTTAGTGATGTCTGAGATAAAATTTATCTCACGAGGTGTAATAAAAAGACGCGCCATAGAATTATCCTCATCCGATTGTTATTCCCTTGCCGAGGGGCATGGGAATATATTTTAATTGTTTTTGTAGATTTTCTGCAGCAAGAGCATCTGCCTCTAGCAATTTTTGATGCGTCAAATTAGCTAAGAATTCTTTCATTTGAATAATAAGTTTTTCTTTGTCTTCGCGCCCTTGTGTAACAAGCGCTTCACCATTTAATTGAAGGTCTGCATTCGGAATAGGGATACTTTGAAACTTAGAACGAATCAAACCGAGTAATTCTTTACACAAAGCCAGCGTATATTGTCGAATCCATTGACGACCTGGTTGGTTAATCGATGTAAAGGGAATATTACCTAAAGGAAATGTATTGGGTCCAGAAATGCCGTTCAGCGCATCGTCCGTATAAGCAGGATTATATGGGTCTTTTGGTGGCATAACTTTAACATATAATCTGCCTACCTGTAAGTCTGTGACGGGTATAGGATAAATTCGTAATTTTGTTCCTAGTACTTCGTATGAATAATTAGAACGACGAACTCTAAACGCAGATTCCAACATACTTCTACGAAGTACGTCTTCGAATATAGGCAAAACGTAAAAGACGGTGGAATTAACGTAAGATTCGTAGTTAAAATTTGTAGCAATGAAGTTAGTAATGTTCGAGGCGTTGAGAAGGAACGTCTGTGCTGCAAGAGGTTCAAAATGAAAAATTTCGACGATCTTCATCTTACCTTTTGATCCCGTCGGGATCAAATCGAACACATTGGATCCAACGTTAGATCCTGAAGCTATTTTTAATTCGTCATATAGATCATAGTCTTGACGATTATTCTCGAGATCGAGATAACCCAAAGTAGCGTTATAAGAACCCCCCACAAAAGATTCATTAGCATAAGGTTCTGCCTTACGAATCAAAAATTCTAAACTAGACTGTGAATATTTGTTCGTAAAATCAGTGCTGTCCTTGGGCAAGCCCAGGACATTCGTCATTTCAGACGTTATTTTAGTTTCATGAATCAATCTGCTGTATTCGCAACAAGCTTCCTCGAAACAAGTCCATATTTCTTTTCTCGTTAATTCTACAGACAAAACATCGTCGCCTAATTTTCGTTTAACGAAAGTTATCATCGCGTCAGCTTCTGTCTGAAAGACAGCGTCAGAATCGAAAAAACCAAACGGAGTTGGACTAATCGTTTGTGAAAATAGAGGCATGATCTAAATAGGAACTTCACGAACGATTTCACGAACGATATGTCAAATAGTCACGGCACAAGGCCGTATCTTTTCTTGTGACTCATGATAAAAAATCTCACTAAAATTCAAGTCGTTGTGTAAATAATGATAGAACGTTGACAGAAATTAGCTGGCTTTAAGGCTTTCGACGACTAACAAGTTCTGTTAAATCACATGTCAGAAATCAAGGCTTGTACCGCTGTTCTTACTCTTTCCTGAAGTTCGCGAGGTAAAGCAGAAAGAAGAACATATGTTTCTGGTTTAACAGAGACTTCTGGCGTGCCGCCTTCGACAAGGGCAGTAGTTGTATTTACTCCTACCCTAAGGACCAAGGGAGGACGTTCGTTTTTATTATGAAGAAGTGGTTGATATAAATCTACTTTTTGCATATCATCCCTTTAATAATGATCGATCGTTAACTAGAGCTTCATTCATCATTTCGAACTTTTCTTTTAGTTCTAAAAGTTGATTTTCTAAATGATTAACTTTGTTACCTCTAACGCGCTGTTCTTTGATCAACGACTCGAGATTTGTAATCTGTTCTAATAGATCTGCGGTAGCTGCTGACATAATATCTCACTTCACATCTTTTACAAACGGATAGTGCAATCCATCATCCGAAATATTTTCGTTAATAACTTTAAGTTCACTTTTAAGAGAACTAATCCTATCCTGCTCTTGCTTAATCCAACTAGAAAACTTGGCTTGATTCTTGGCGTCTTCCATAGAGGATAGAAGATCAAGCAATAATATGTCCATCTTGTTTTTTAAATCATGAGCTGACTGCGCTGGATCTGTCAACAATTTATTATAGATCAATAAAAATTGTTCTGCGTTTAAATTTAGGATCATGCTATAACCTTGTATACGAGGCCTGTCGAAAGTAAAGTCGTCCAGTCTTTTGGAAATTTTTGAACATCAAAATCAATACAACCTTCAGCACAATTGACAGTTAATGAAGCGCCGGTCCTCTCTATTTCTGTTACATCACACAAAATTTCGTCACCGTCATCAAGAGTTATATCTAGAACACCAGCTGATGTACCCTTCTCAAACGCCATTTTTCTTTTATCTCCGTTATATGAAATCCTCACGGGTTGCAAATCTAGAAAAAACTTAATTTGAAGTGTTTCATCAGGCTGCGAATCTTCTTCGTCGACCTCTTCAAAAGCCTCGCAAGATGATTCTTCATGCCATGCGCATCCAGGCACTGTAGGTTTAGAAATATCGATGGCATTTTTAACTAAATGTTGCTCGCATTTCTTTAAAACGCCACTCAAAGTTTCATCGCACTCCCAATGAAATTGGGAAGAAAAATTCTTTAAGTAAAAAAGAACCTGAGACAAAAATAAAACTTCTGAATTACTTAACTTCATTGAAAAACCCTCTAACGCCTTAAGGCCGGATCATCGAAAAATGACCGGCCTTAAAGAGATTTTTAATCTATTCGTTCAATAAGTCTTGCCCGTTCTTGCATAGTGCTTCTTAAGCAGACGATAAAGCGTTCGGGCCTCGAAACCCGAGAGTTGAACGGCAGCGTCCTGCTCAGGAAAATCGATAAATAGCCTAGTCGAATCAGTCTTGCGATTTGTACTGACTGCAGCAGTAATCGTTGACGAATCACGACGGGCAGTCTCTGTGCGAAGCTTACCGGTGCGATCTTGACGACTGCGAATAACTGCGTTACGATTTTGCGAGACAAACTTACGGTTCTTACGTGTCTTCATGGTTTTATTCTCCATTAGCAGAAGCATTTTATTTGACTTCTGAAGTTATTAGAACAATACCGCTAGTACTTCTAAATGTACAAGAAAGTTAACTAAGGTTGTTTTTTAGCTGCCAAGACTTCTCTTCCAAATTTTTTGATCGCCGAGGCAACCTTCGATTGATCCATCCCTTTTTCTGCAATAGCATCTGTAACATCTTGTAAAAAAGATGCTAAACCGTCAGGAGTTTTTATTGCATCGAGGGCGACTTTGATCGCAGGGCTTGACGTAACTTTTTCTGTCGCTTTATCGGAAGCCGCTGTCCCCTTTATATCTTTTCCTGTATTTACTTCGCCTTCTTCCTTCAAAAGACTAAGAATTTGATTTCTGATAATTTTTCTAAGTTGCGATTCTGCAATTCTCATAATCAATAAATATATCGATTATTTCTTTTTGCGGCTCGGTTGAATTCTCGAAACCAATTTTATCATCTCGTCGACGTCAAATAAAGCTTTCTCTAATTTAGTCTCAAGAGGTAATACTTCGATTGGAACAATGCCACTACCATCCAAACCAAAACTGCGCCACGATCGAACAGATCGCAACATATTTTCGAGTTCTCCTTTGACTCGAAATAAATGAGCGCCGACATCGCTCGGCTTTAAGATGGGATTGGTGATCACGAACTATAAATACTTATAATCCACGAGAAATATCACGATTAGTCGTTGGTCTTAGTTTAATCTAAATAAATAATGCTACAGGAAACCACAAAAGAAAAAGGAGACAGTTTTCTGCCTCCTTTTCTGTCAAGTTAGCTACGGTTTTATTTAATAAGTCCAGCTAACTTCTGCCAACGTTCTACTAAAACGTTGCCAGCCTTCGAGGACGCTTCGGCAGCAAAAGGCGGTTTATAATTGACATCACCACTAGCTAGCTTATCCATAACGCCCTGAACTCCGCCACCGGCTTTGTCAAGCTGCGGCATGTCAACACGTGGAGGTGAACCTTCTGCAGGTTGCTTCATTTGTAAAAGATTTTCGGCAACCTTATCGATGATCTTTTCACGAGCTGCCTTAACTTCTTTCACGTCTTTTAGATCAAAGTGTGACGATACCTGACCATCGTAGATACACTTTTGCACGAAGTCATCCGAAAGAATCTCACCAGCCTCGCCGACCGTGCCCGCAGCAGATTCAATTAACTTCTTAAGTTCATCTTTTCCTTTACCAAGGATGTTCATGCCTCCCGCCTTCGCCTTAGGTACTTCACCGTCAAGAGTAGTGGCAATAGCAGTCTGAACGATTGCAAGAACAGACGCTGCATCCTTTTCTGGAAGTGTAACATTGATAGCAGCAATCTCACCTAAAGGACCTGCGACTGAAAATAGTGATGACCAACGATGATGACCGTCAACGATTAGATTACCAGATTTGACGATCATGTCGTTACCAGCAGGACCGATTTTTTGAACCCCACCGCTAATCATCTTCTTCAGTGAATCAAACTTAGAAAGAGGATAAGCAATGGACTTGGTGAGCTCGATCTCGATCTGTGTAGGAATTAAGTCACCGATTGTAGCTGAACTTTGTGAAACGTTAGCAGCCTCATCATCGGGATTGCCATCTTCTTTGCCCGCATCAAGAAGTGTTCTAACTCTCTTGTCGGCGCCGAGACCATTTAGATATGCGACAGCGCTTGATGGATCTTTTTTAACATCAAACTCAACATCTTCTTTATCCTTATCAGATTTTTCTTCGCCCTTCGCAGATTCGGCATCTTCGAAGATCAAATCTACTAATCGACGGCGGCGCGCCGTCGATTCTCGAAGCGCAGTTTGAGCTTCTTTACGAATAATTTTACGAAGTTGAGACTCTGTTAATTCATGATTCATCTATAGATACAAAGTTAAATATACACAAGGAATTAAAATTACTTGCAAACGCTAGAATTAATATCTTCTATAAATTTAAACGATTTTTTCAGGTCCAGCGCGCTTATTTTTTCTTAACACCAATGGATTTTCTTTTATCAACCAAAATTCTTTTTCTAAAGGAGGTTCTTCTCCCTGACGAAACCACATGAGTTTCCTTCCTCCCGTCGACGAATAAACGCCGATGATTGTAATTTCACCCGCATGAATCAAGTCGTGACAAGAGTGACATACGATTGCTAAATTGTGGTTATTGTTAGTACAGCGAGGATCGCAGCGAGGAATGATGTGGTGAAAGTTCAACGCTGCCGGTGCATCGAAAGAACATATCTCGCAACGATCTTTTACGAGTTTTGATTGTCCATGCTTTCTTCGACTTTTCATCTACAGAATAATTCTTTAAACTTAGAATCGCCCATGGCGTGAACTTTTCCGTCTAACTCGTAAGCAATATTGAGTTTATTGTCAATAGCCCAATTTATCAACCAATTAAGGACAACCGCATCAAGTTTGCTACCCGCTTCAATGATGTCATAATATTCGATCGTTCGCATGCCATCATTCGTCGGTACACGCGTCGAGAGTTTTGTCATTATCACATTCGACAAATTCGGTTTCATCCACATTGGAATTTGATCTTCTTTTAGCCATGCACAATTGTAACTTTTACATGGATTCTCCGGTCTATGCTCATAAACACTACACGTCTTTTCTAAAAAATGACAGCTACAGCCTCGAAACATTTTATAGCCATGCACGATACCCTCGAGCCATCCTTCACAACACTTTGTGCAGTCACCACAGACTCTAGATAAAATCGGTAATTTTACCACCATGGTTTTCTTATATCAATAAAACTAATTGTGTAAATCACGTTCTAGAAACTAAGAAGATTCCCGTTAAAGAACCTTCTCAAAGAACTGTTCAGATGGAGTTAATCTAAAATTATGGTTACACGCGACTTGTAAAAATCAAGCTTTTTCCGGGGCGAGCATCACCACGAACCACCAATTGCGCTTCTCACAAAAAGCCTTCGCGGCGTCCCATTTGGCCTGGTCCACGGCGTCGTGGCGACCCTTCACCTCGTACAGGGTGCGGTCCTCAAATCCGTAGAAATCAGGGATGTAAGTCCGGGTAGTTCCGTCGGGGTGGGTGTAGGGAATCTGGATGCCGTGGTTCTTGGTGACGTGGTACTGTCGAGACACGCAGGCCTGGTAGAACGCAGACTCCCAAGACGAGTGCATGCGCTCCTCCTCGCCGGTCCACGGGCTGATCAGGGTCTCACGCTTGAAGGGAGCGTGCGGTCCGAGCTTGTTCTCAGCCAAGAGCTGCACGGCACGAGCGGAGGCTTCTTGCCGGAGGACGGGTGCGAGGGGTGACTCAGCCCAGAAGCGATGGACGGATTCTGATCTAATTCTCTTTAGATCGGGATTTTTGACATAACTCAACTTTTGTGCGTCACTATGCAACTTTCTATATTCATCAGTCTTCATCATCTCACGAATCTTTTCACCATGAATCACCCAGCGCTTCTTTGCTCCCTTAGAATAATTCTCTAATTGGGATGCTGTTCTTTTAAGACCATAATTCGGAGATTTTTCTCCTGTTCTACCCGACATGGCGTTGTTGGTTCCGCTCGAGGCGCATGACTTAGAACAGAATCGGGGAAAACCACCCTTCTTATATGAGAGCTTCTCACCGCAGCAACACTTCGGCCACTCACCTCCATGCTCGTGTTTGACGATGTAATCAGGGTAAGATATTCCGTGTGTTCTTAGATGATATCCAAGTGCGTTCTGAGCTGCACACTCGGTTCCACATTCTTTGCAAGTGATCATGTTTATAACTATGCATGGTCAACTGAGAATTGTAAAAATTCAGTGTGTAAATACAAGAAAGGCCACCTTTCGGCGGCCTTTCCTATCAGACATGATCTGTTGTGATTATTATATCACGTTCATGTCTAAGCAAGTCACCGTTCCGTAGAAATCACTGCGAACCATCTTCTTGCCGTAGCGAGTCATCACACCCTTGCGAGGAGTGAAATCTTCAGGTGCGAAGATTGTTGGTGTCACGATGAGTGGCACGTATGGAGCGTAGACGTAGCCTGTCTCGAGGTAGCTGCCGCCCTTGTAGCCGATAAGGAGCTTGTTACGCGAGAAATAAGGATCCTTATAGACTGTGAAGCGGTTGCTGAGCGTACCGATCGACTCAGCGCCGATGGTGAATGGCGAACCAACCTGTCCTTCGCCGTCCATGGAGAACTTTGGCTTGTAGAGCACAGAAGCCTCGAGGATCGTTGCGACGTCCGGACCTGTCACAACGAAGTTGGCAGAGCCGCGGAGGGTCTTACGATGGATGGTGTTGGCGACGTCGATGATCGTCTCAATGAGCGTCTCGTACCACTCGCGGACCGTACCGGTGAATGCAGGGCCGATAGAGAGGGACGAAGCGAGTTGAATCGCTACACCAGTTGTCTTATTGACGAACTTGCCTGGAGCGCGTGACCAGTAGTAGTTGGCGCCGTTGGCTTGTGTAACAAGGTCGCTGAGAATCTCGCGATCGATCTCAAGAGCAATTTGCTCAGAAAGGATCGAGGTAAGCTCAACCTCTGCATCCATTGAGTGGTATGCGTTGAGATCTTGTGCGAGTTCTGGTGACCAGCGAGCACGTAGCTTGCGGGTCTCTGCTGTGATTGCGATGGACTCGATCTTAATGTCGATCTCTGGGATCGCAGGTTGCGGGCTTGTGCCGAAGTCCGACTCGAAGGACGGAACTGTAACGGTCGAACCAGACTCGCTGTCGACAGAGAGGCTCGTCGACTTCGCGAAGGATACGCTGACGGATTCACCCAGCGAAAGCTGTGCGCCGTTTTCACCCTTGACAACCGTGAGGACGTGGTTTCCGTTGAGCGCGTCAGGCGTGAACGTCGAGCCGTTCCAGTTACCACGCTTGTTGAGGCGACGGAGGTTGAGGACGCCTGTTCCACCTTGGTAGGTCTCGCCCCACGCAGTCGCGTTGTCGACAACCGAGCTTCCGAAGAGAGCGAGTTGTTCAACCGCAGACTTGTCCATTTGCGCGAAAGCAGAACCAGAGATTGGCACCATGCAGAACGCGAGGTCGAGGTCGCCGTTGGCGAGAGCAGTCTCAACTTGTGAATCGAAATCAGCATAACGAGCGTTGCTACCCGAGAACGAGGTGGCGGATCGAATTTCGAAACCAGAGCTCCAGGTGTCGCCATATTCGCCGTTCCATGCACCGACGGCCCAATCCGACCCGGCGTCATTTACATATGTCGTACCCACGAAGGAACCGGTAACACGAGAGTAACCGGAGCCGACGAGGTCGTACATGCCACCAGTCGCGAGAGAGCCTGAACGAACTCCCTTACCAGCTGGGTTGCTGTAGAGAGATTGACCGCGCGTATAGACATTGTCAGAAGAACCATCGACTGGACGGTTCGTACCGTATGTGTAATCCAAGTAGAAGATGAGACCAGAGGGAAGGCTCATCGGCTGGATCGACACGAGCTCGTTGGCAACGAGGCCACCGAAAACTCTACGAACGATCGGAAATGCGATGTTCGAGAAGCCTTGGATTTGACCAGAACCAACGAGATTACCGCCGCCGGTCGAAAGAGCATTGCTCTCCTTGAGGACCTGAGCAGCCTGGTTTTCGAGAAGTTGCGACATCATCTCGCGGCGTTGTCCATCGAGACCGCGAAGAAGACCCGTGCGGGCCCACTTCTCTGTGAGACGAGCGCGCTCGGCACCGACATGCTTGTCCTTGATGCCTTGCGCTAAGTGTTCAAGTGTAAAAGTCTTCATTTCTTATTCTCCTTAAAAATTTTGATTTAACGAATCACTTCAAACCTGCGAGCTTCGCCCAACGATCCGCCTCGTAGCCTTCGCTGAGAACGGTCGATGCTGGACGCGTTGCTTGTGAGGACGAACCAACAACTCGGCGAGTAGCGCCCTCTGTCATTTGACGCGAAGAACCAGCTAACGTCTTGGTGAGTGTTTCGTACACAAGCTTAACTTCTCTCTCACTATTAGCTTCGTCCAAGCGCTCAATAATTTCGGCCTTCTGGCGCTTTGTGAGCGATTCGTTTTGGAGGAGCTTATTGCAATAGAGTAGTTTCGTGTTGAACAGATTCGTTTCCGCCAACTTCTTACGGAGTGTTGAGGTCTCTTCCGCCGACCTTGTTGCGGCACCATTACGGCGAACCGCTCTGCGGCTCTCTG